TGTCGCGCGGGTCGCCGTGCAGCCCTCGGCCGTCCCGGCCTCCGCCAAGCCGCACGACCAAGTCCTGCAGCCGGCGGATCTCTGCGGCGTCTTGCACCCGGGCGTCGTGTTCGCGCTGGAGGCTGCCGGCAAGGTCGCCCAGCAGGAGCGCCAAGTCGCCCGACAGGCGCCTAGCCTCCTGCCTGCCGACGTCGATCATCTCGACGATGTTGTCGCGGCTGTAGCGCTTCATGCCGCACCCCGCAGTCGGTACATGACCAGCGCGCGGACGTCCTTGGCACCGTCCAGCCGCGACAGCGCCGCCTGCACGGTGTCGTACGGCCGTCGGCCCACCGTCGCCCAGACCTTGCACAGGAGCCGCCACGCGTGGCCGATGTCGGCCTCGGCGGTGATCCCCACGCCCGCCAGCTGCTGGGTCACCACGCGGAGCTGCCCGGCCACGACCAGGTCGGCGCCGTCGTCGCGCCGCCTGATCGTGTCTCGGAGGTCCGATGGAATCCCACCCCACCCGCCTGCCGGCGTAGCCGGCTGCTGGTTAGGTTGGCTCGTTCCATTGCTCTCGTTAGGATCCCTGCGCCTGTGTGACGCATCAGATGCGTCTATGGGACGCATCTCCTGCGTCTGTGTGACGCAGCATGGTGCGTCAGCCTGACGCATCTCCGGGCGCAGCTCGATGACGTACGTTAGCGCCTTGCCGGTGCTGCGGGTGGTCAAGACGCCCTTCCGCCGGAGGCTGTCCAGGCAGCGCTGGACTGTCCGCCGGGACAGGCCCGTCTTCACCGCCAGCGTCTGCTGGGCGGGGAACGCCCTCGGGCCGTAGTCCAGCAGGGCAAGTGTCACCAGCTTCTCGAACGCGTCCAGGGCGTCGCCCAGGCGGAAGACGTCACTGGGGAGAGGTCGTGCCATCCGTGGCGCTCCTTTCCTCGATCTCGATCCAGCTCCACGGCCTGGCGGGAGCCTTTAGGACGCCCATGCTTTCACCCGTGGCGTACGCATTCCACGCCCGCACGGTCTTGATGGACCACTCCGAGCGAAGATTGCGATTCGCGAAGCTGCTATTGAGGCAAAGCGTCCGCAGGTGGTAGGCGGGATGGTTTCGGGTCAGGTTCTCGCCATGCACCACTAGGTCGAAGAACGGGCTGACCCCTCGGGCCTCGCCGATGTACGCCAGCGTGCCAGCGACCGATGCCGGGAGCATGCGATGCGCAAACCGCGTGATGTTGAAACGCCACGCCGCTTCGATGAGCATCTCGTGCGTGGCAACCAGCGGACCGGCGTCGTATGTCTTATCCAGCTCAAGGTTTAGCGCCCATCTCGCCGCTGCGATGGCGCGATTGTCCAGCGGGATTCGCATGATCGCGCAGTGATCCCGAGTCGAACGCAGGCGACCCGCGTCGACCTTCACGATCTCTTCCTGCTCGATCACCGCGCTCAAAAACCAGACGCCGTCCGGCGCCCCGGCTTGGAGCCACGCCGCCAGCCGGTGCTGGCCGTCCGCCAGCGTGCCGTCGCGGTAGAACAGAATCGGAGCCACCACCGGATTCCACGCCCCGGCTGCCATGGCGATTGCGAGACGATCGACATGGTTGCGGATGAGCCTGCGGTTGTGGCTGCGGGTCAACAGCTCCTCGACCCGCGACTTGGCTGGGATCCACTTAGTGAGGAGAGACATTAGAACGGCACCTCCTCGGCATCCACCGCCGCATACACGTCGTCGATCACGGTGTCGCCATTCTTGGTCGTGCCCAGGACAAGCGTCATGCGCCTGCCGATCACGGCCTCGTCGACGGCCTTGAAGCTGGTGAACCACTCGGTGCCCTCGCCGGCTTCGACCGCCAGGCGCCAGTAGGCCTTGCCGGCCTTGCTCGTCTTCCGATCCACCTGCTGCACAACGGCCACCAGCGTCTGCTGGCCCTTGCCGGGCGCCGCCTTGCCCGCCAGCGCCCTTTCGGTGCTGGATGGTGCCGGGAGCCGTCGCGGCGCTGCGGACGCAGCCTGGGGCATCCCTGCCTCCTCCGCGGGCATCTCCTCGGCCATGCTGCTCTCGGCGCCGAGCATGGCGAAGGCCCAGCCGACCACGCCCTTGAGGGCGCGGCCCGTCGCGCGGGTCTGCGCCATCATCTGGCGAGCGAACTGCGGGCGGGTGTTCCACGGGCGCTCGTCATCGAACACGCAGCCGATGCCGCGCCCGACTTCGAGGCCGCGCTCGTTTAGCACGGTGGCCGTGGCCTCCCAGTAGCCGACCATCGTCTCGCTCGTGGGCACGTAGCGCACGCAGCTGATCGAGGTCGTGTAGCCGAGGCCGGTCGCGATGGCCTGCGCCCCCGCGACCATCACGTACTTGCGGCCTTGGATGTTGGCGACGTGGTGCCGCTCGACGTGCGGGCCGATGGCCTTCAGGAGGGCGTCGTTCGCTGTGACACGCGCCAGCGGGGTCACGGGCTGGAGGGCTAGGTCGTTCACCAGGCACCCCCCACGAAAGAGACGAAGCCGTCATCGCAGTCGACCTCGATGCGCTTGCCGAGGATCTCGGCCTTGGTAAACGGGTACTTGAGCTCGACGGCGTGGTTCTTGCCGCCGACGCGCACGATGGCCTCCCAGTACTGGCCGTCCTTGTACTCGGTCTGCAGTGCGCGAACGACGCGCGTGGTGGTGAAGTGCTTCACTCGTCACCCCCCTTGCGCCCCGGCTTCATCGGCCTAGTCTCGAACGTGATGCCGTCCCGGGCCTCGACGGCCTCGGCCAGCAGCATCGCGATCAGGTTCGAGAGGCTGCGGTGCTCGTCCTGCGCGATCTGGCGCAGGTGCGTCACGAACGGGCGACGCAGGCGCGTCGCAACCCCCACAAAATCAGGCGTTTCCTCGGTCACGGACATAGATGCGCTCCTCGTTATGGGAGCCATCTGGGTCCGAGTAACACGCAATAACGCCTCAGTTATTGTGTGTTATGTAAAACTGGGGCCGGTACATCCCGGCGCCAGCTCGTACCCATCAGGCCCCGCGCGTACGCATCTTATCGACAATCGACCGGATATCGCGCAACTTTCCCTTCTTTTTCAATTCATCCCGTACAGCGGTTATGCGCCGCTCGGCTTGGCGCTTATTGGAACCAGCCTTTACGCGCCAATCCCACTGCTCGGTATACGGGTTTCGGCGGATGTGCCAGACCTCCGGCGGATCGGAGTCGCGACGGCAGATCCACCACGACGTTCGCATGGTGTCCATGCGCCGGAGGGCGGCCCGGATCGACCTGTCGACAGCCATAGACCGACACTACGCGGCAGATTTTGAAGTAACCGCGCTGGGCCGTCAGGATGCCCGAATCCAGGGAAACGTCCCCGCGGATCCTTGCTCTAAAAACGGCTTATCGCTCGCGCAATCCACGCGAGGCTGCGGCGCAGCCAGCCCGGCGTCGCAGCGTTCAAGGCCGCTTGGCGGCGCTTGCAGCCGCCGCACGGCTTCACGCCCACGGCCTTGGTCGCGCTGGCGACAAGGTCACCGGCGCCGGGCAGCGGTTCGCAGTCGACGCGCTTCGCCACGCCATCGGCCAGCAGCTCGAAGCAAGCCTCGTAGCGCTTGCCTTCGTGCGACCAGATCAGACGTGCCGGGTGACGTACACCCATTCGGGCGGTGTCCATTGCGTGTCGATGTCCTTTGCTGGGTTGGGTTGCCAGCGTGAATCGCGGCAGGCGCTGCCGCTTCCCGCGGCGCATAGCTGGCTGTTCGACTGATAGCCGCGGTTCGCGTTCGCAGATCCCCACGTCACGCTCCGCAGCCAATATGCGCCCTCCTCCATCCACGTCGTGCCGGTGTATCCGCGCACGTACTTGCACGACCAGTAGTGCGATGCGGTCGCCGTTTCCGTGGTGGTCGTCGGATCCGCGTAACAGGACAGCTTGAAGTCTGCGGTGTTCGACCAGCGGTAGACAACGTCGACAATGGAATAAGCCTTCGCGTTGCCGCTGACTCCGGCACAGTCCAGAAGCTGGCAGCTGGTCATGGCCTCGATCTCGACCACGTACGAGTTGGAGTACGCGTCGAACGTGTTCGGCCTGCGCTCGTACCACGCGCTGCCCATCTTTAGTTCAGTACCAGCTGGCGTGAGCAGGTCGGTGCACAGGTCGGCTGCTGCTCCGCACGGCGGCCCGTAGTACTTGTCGACGCGCCAGCGGAAGTCACCAGCGGTGCAGCCGGACGAATAGTCCGAGCAGTACCCAGACCACGCGATAAAGTTGGGATTGCGTCCCGTTCCGAAGAACGTCCCGCCGGTGACCACCACAGGTAGATCGCAGCGGTAGTACTCGGTCGACGCAAGACCTTCGGACGGTGCGACACACTCCGACAGCGTCGGGTCGCCATCGTTGCCGCCGTTGCAGCAACACCGCTTTATCACTTGCTCTTCCGGCAGTACAGGAACCCGGCCACGACGCCGATGGCGCCGAGCATGAGGCCGAAGAACAGGGAGCCGAGGAACGATTCAGCGCTTGCGAGAAGCATGGGCGACCTTTCGGGTGTGCTTGTTGCGGGCGACGGCGTAGCCAAACGTGCATCCTGACGCGAACATCGCGACGAGGATCGCGGCCATCCAGACGGTGATCTGCCAGGCTTCGAGGTTCATGTCTTGCTCTTGATTAGGTAAACGATGCCGAGGACGGCAGCCGCCCCGGCGATGAAGCTGCCGTACTTCAGTGCGGCGACGAACGCAGGCTCGTCGTCGCTGACATACCCCACGTGCTCATGCACCTGCGCCGCAGCCTGCTCGATCCGGTCGAGGCTGCCCATAGCGGCCTCGATGTGACCACGCGCCGCGCCGACCTCGGCACGCGCATCGTTTGCGCTGGCGGCGATCTGGGCGGTGTGCGAGGCGCAGCCGGTGAGCAGCGCGCAGAGAATGACGCAGGCGCGGAGCATCAGGCTGGCGCGGGGTTGAATGTGAAGTCAAACGACCCGACGACTGCGTTCCGCTCAAGATGCGTCAGCGTCACCGTAATCGTGCGCGGCAGCATTTCAGAGCCGGTGTAGTCGCACATAATCCAGATAACCGACTGCAAACCAACCAGCTGCCCGTTGGCAGCGTTGAACGATCCCACAGAAGAGAAAAAAGCTGGTTCGCCTGTGCTTGTTTCGAGCGAGTCATAGACATGGATGGAATAAATGTCGACGCTGTCGTTTATGGACGGCAGGGAAACAGACATACGTAGCGTCTGTGGCGACGTAGCGCCGTCGATGCGAAGCGGTGGCGCTGTTTCGTTCGAGTTGCCATCAGCCACAAAGGAGGCTGGCCATCCGACCGCCGTCAGCGTGGGCGCGCTTGGCCCAGGCAGCGCCGCCTGGAGCGTCGCCGTAATGCCGTTGCCCTGGAGCGTTCCTGAGAGGCTCACGCCGTGCCCCCGTTCGTCCGCACGGTGAATGTGGCGACGTGCAGCGGCTGCTGGCCGGACTGCGTCAGCTTGACGCGAAGCTCGCCGTTGCAGTCGGCCGGAAGCGTCGCGGTCTGCGTCGAGGTCAGCGACAGGGACACCGTACCTGCGGCGGCGCTCAGGATGCTCGCCAGGACGTCGACGGAGACGCCCCCTACCGTCATTGTGGCGACCGGAGTCCGGCCCGTGATGTTGAACGCTGCGCCGTTCTGGCGGACGGTAACGGTGCATGCCCAGCCTGCACCCTTGGGGATTTCGGAGTCGATCATGGTCAGCACTTTCCGGGGTTCATGGCGTCGAAGAAGACGAGCTCCGCGCCGTTCGTGCGGTACGCACGGCGCATCCAGACGTACCCAGCCAGGCCGGACGTCGTCCAGGAGCTGGTGCCTGCATCCCATTCGGATCCGACCGGTCCAATCGTCGCGCCAGCCGGCAGCGGCGACCCGTCGACGACGCCTGCCCCGTTGCGGATCTCGCGGATGTTCAGGGCGGCGGTGAAGACGCCGTAGGAGTCCGTCCGGGCTACCGGGGCGTTCGAGCCGTCCAGGTCGAACGCCGAGCCGGCGTAGGACCAGCGGTTCGTGGACAGCAGCGTTGCCGAGGTGATCTTGGCCAGCCAGGCGTCGCCGGTGCGGAAGCCGACCATCTGGGCGCGCGCCCACTCCAGCGCGTCGGCACCGTCGCGTGCGATTTCCGCGCCATCGGTCCACAGGTTGCAGACCTCGCGGTTAGCGGCCCCGAGTAGCCCCTGCTGGAAGATGGGTCGCTGGGTACTCACGGGAGTCGTGCCGGCATCGGCGTAGTGATCTCGCCGCTGATTCCGTGGAAGGTCAGGATGTCGGCGTGGTTGCTGAAGTCAGGGTATGGCTGGAACCAGTACACCTTGTCGGTCTGGCGGACCGACGTGCCCAAGAAGCTCGCCGTCGTCACCAGCAGCGGCTGCCCGTTCGGTCCCATCACCGGGCGCTGCTCTAGGAAGGTCCACCAGTCAGCGATCCAGGTATGGGTGATGACGTAGAACTCGTCGCGCGGGGCGATGGAACACCCCTTGTAGAGCAGCTCGCCCCTGTTGAAGCCCAGGACGGCTGCGCTGTTGCGCGTCTCCGCGTAGAGGTCGATGAAGTAGCGCGTAATGGACTCAGCGGTGTAGCCGCCGGTACCGGTGACGCCCGTGCGGTCGACGTGGACCTCGAGCTGGATGTTCTGCTGGGTGACGCTGTACTTCTCCGGCACGCCGTTCTGGTCGCACCTTGTGCCGGCGCAGGCCGTCGTCGGCGGGAATGCGACGTCGCCGTCGACGGGCGGGTTTCCGGCGACGAACGGGTTCCGGCGGTACAGCGCCGCCTGCCGGCTGCCAGGGGTGCGGGTCACCCTGGCGAAGACTGCGCCGGTCTGGAGGCTGAAGGTCGAGTAGCGGACGACGACCTCCCAGGCGTACGCCTGCTCGCGCAGCGGGGTCCATTCGACCGACCGAGCGACCATCAGCTTCAGGTAGGGGTCGGTTTGGTGCAGGTCGAGCGGCGGGCGCTGGCGCACCTGGGGGACGTTCGAGGACACCAGGACGGCCGGGTCGCCAGGGTAGGTGGCCCCCTGCCATTGCACCAGGTAAACACAGGTAACGCTCTGCTCCTGGCCCGGCATCCCGAAGGACCATTTCCGGCTGTTCGGCCGCTCGATGATGTTTACGCCTGCGGTGACGGGCACTACTGGCCTCCGATCTTGCGGTCGACGCCCTCGAGGATGTTTGCAATGCGCTCCAAGGCCTGAGCCAGCGAGTCAGTCGCTCCGAATGACTCCATGAAATCCCCGCCGCTGAGCGTCGTGATGAGCTGCTGGTCTGTGAAGTTGCCCTGCGACCATTGCCCGGTCGTCTGGAGAATCGAATCCCAGGAGCGCGACACTCCAGACGTGAAGGCCGCGCCAATCTCCTTCAGTACCAGCGAGCCGACGCCGATGTCCTCCATCCGGGACAGCGTCGTCTTTGTGTCTTCCCTGATGCGCTGCTGCTCGAGCAGTTGCTTCGCCTGCTCGGTTGGCGAGTATGCGGCAGCGATCTGCTTGTCTGCTGCTCGCTGCGTCTGTTCCGTCTGGAACGCGGCACGCTGTGCATCCGGGCTATAGGCCAACGTTGCGGACTCGAAGTACTTCATCCGCTCGTCGAGGCTGGAATACAGGTTCGACAGCGTGCCAGCCACCTGTTGCAGCAGGTTCAGGCCGGCTGACACCTGTGTCGCCATTGCCGTCGCGGCGGCCGAGGCGTTCAGGCGCTGGAGCTCCTTGTTGGCGGCCGCCACGCCACGCACGACGCCAGACGGATCCGCGCTGAGCTCGATGACTGCTTGCAGGCTCTTAGACACCGAATGCCTCCTCGAAAGCCGACAGCCTTGAACGGATCCACGGGGCGACGTCGCGTGCCGGCTGGTGCGACGTGGCGCAGGCGATCACCAGCAGGAGGTGCTCCTGGCGCTCTTCCGTCGTAAGCTCCCCTGCCAGCCCGCAGTCCATGCTCAGTCGCTCCCGCGTGCCAGCGATGCGCCAGATTCTGCGCTCGCCGGCTGAGTAGGGCGTGGCTTGTTGATCTCGCTGAGGAGCGCCATCGCCACGTCGGCGTCGAGGTCGTCGACCTGGAACGACGACGGGAACAGCGGGCTACCGTCGCGTGCCTGCACGCAGCAGGCCCACCAGTTACGGTCGGTGCTGCTGCGGGTCGCTTCCCCAAGCGTCGGCCGGCGCACGCGGATCGCGCCGATGCCTGGCAAGTCCGCTTCGCGCCACACCGGGCGAAGCAGCTGGATAGAGCACTCGTCGAGCATTACTGCTCCTCGAACGAAAGGGTCCACATAGCCGCGCCGGTTCCGTCGTGGGATTCCTCGGCGTCGGTGATGTGGATGTTCATGGTCGTCGCGTTCGCGGCCGAGTCGGTGAATACCAGCGCGACGGACGCAGCCAGGGCGTTCGCCAGCGTGGTCGGCACCAGGTGCGTCCGCAGCGCGCTCTGCGCCGTGTCGACGTACAGGGTCAGCGTTCCCGAACGCCGGATGCGACCGGGGGCACGCTTCTCCTTGAAGTCGCTGAGCTGGGTGATGTCGAACGACTGGCGGGTCGTCTTGATCTTGACGTCCTTGACCGTGTACGTCGAGCCGCCGAAGCTGAGGGTTCCGCCGTAGCCAGAGACGATAGGCATTAGGTTGTTCTCCTGAAGAGGAAGACTGCGATGACGGACGTGATTCGCTCCGCATCACCCTGGCCGTCGTCGGGGGTGGCGGTCTGACTGTTGATGCTGAGGCTGACCAGGACGGTCTGGATGGCGTTGCTGGTCGTTGTTCCCGAGATCGCCGTGATGACGTCGTCGACCAGGCCGACCGAGTCCGTGCCGAGATCTGCGACGCAATGGAACGCCACTGACGCGCGGAACATGGTCAGCCCGCCCGAGATCGTGGCGTCCATTTCGGCGCTGACAAGCTCGTAGACGATCGCGGGCGTCTCGGCACCGGCACGGCGCATCCCCAGGCTGACCGGGACAGTCGGCAGCGCCGTGGTGACGCGCGAATACAGGTTCTTCAGCGACTGCTCGAGGATCACTTGGCCAGCTCCTTCCGTGCTTCCTGGAGCATGAGCACAGCAGCACGCTCGGTCGCTGGCGCAAACTCGGCCTCGGCGATGCGCTGCGATAGCCGGCGTCCGGCGATGCGCTTGGCTGACACTAGCGCCGCCTTACGCATGGAACCGAATGTGTGCGCCTCCAGGCGTGCTCGCTCGGTCATAACGACCGAAGCAGCAGCGCGAACGCGATTGAGCGCCTTCCTACGCTCGGCCTGTGATCCCCTGCCCTTCGGCCAATTCGCTTCGGCGATCGCAACTTGCGAACGGATAAAGGCAGAACGGGCGGCCTTCGCCGTTGCCGAAGCTACCCCCTTTCCAGCGTAGACCTTGCTGGAGCCAAGGTGCCGGAAGCCTGCCTCGAGCAGGTGCCAGATGCGCTGGTGTGCTCGGCGGCCGACCTTGAACCGGTAGTCGACGCCAATACGGGCGACTACGTCGTTCCCACGCCTGCGCGCGTCGATCTTGGTTGACTCCGCGATCGCCCGGCGGTGCGTGCCCTTTCGACCCGGGGTGCTCGTCCAGGCGGTTCGCAGCTTGTCACGTACCGGCTTCAACGCGGCACGAAGCGCACGCTTCTCGAGCGCATCGACGACGTTTCTCGGCAGGCGCGCCAACGCAGCCTCGAGCTCGGCCATACGCACGGTGGCGGTTGTCTTGGCGCTGCTCACGGCATGACCTCCGTGCAGACCACGCGCAGCCGGCGGCGCTTGCCGCTGTCTGGGTCGGTGACGCTGGAGACGTTGTAGACCACTCCGTTCAGGGTGAGCCGGCAGCGAGCCGTCAGGCCGGGGTGGAACGCTGTCTCGAGCTCGAGGTCGGTGCGGACGGCGTTGCCAAGGTCGTCCATGACTTCGCGCTGGGACGGGCGAACCTGGCCACGGATGTAGGCGACCGTCGTCCACAGGGTGGAAGCCTGGCCGAGAGCGTCAGCGACGCTCGTCGGGCTTTCCACCAGGAACAGGTCGCGCCAGTAGCCGGAGCCAGCCATAGGTCATCCGATCGCGTTCGCGTTGTGCATCCGCCGGATGGTCTGGATGAACGGGTGAGGCTCCGGGGTGACGGTGTCGTCGCCACGGAAGCCGTTCAGATGGCCGACGGTCAGCCGGACGGCCATGTATTCCTCTTCGGTCATCGTCGCCTGGTTGCGGCCGGTCGCAGACTCCCAGGCCGACAGGGACGCGCGCAGCGACGCCGCCAGCGCGGCGTCGTCCTCGTTGTGCGGAATCTTGAGCCACTCGCGGAGGTCGACCAAGCTGGTGGGAATCGCCGACATTGGGAGCCTCCGGGCCGGGAGGCTGGTGCCCGATGGCTAGGCACCAGCCTCCCCTGCCGCATGGAGAAGAAGAAGGCGAAGAACTCAGCTCGCGCCGGTCGAGATCTGGACCACGGCGCGGGTGTCCACGGCACGGAAGTCGTGGTAGTGCCGGCTGCGGAACGTGATCTGTCCGAGCGATCCGTTGGAGTACGGGTCGATCTGCGCCGAGAAGCCCGGGGCGAAGTCCATGATCGTGCCGGCGCGCTTGAAGTCGCCGAACAGGATGACCTTGGTGGACGTCGTCCACGCCGGGGCGCTCGAGGTGATGAAGACCGGGAATCCGTAGATGCTGTACCGGTTCGGCCGGACGTTCGAGAATTGCGGGCTGCTCGACGCGATCACGGCGCTGTTAGCCGTCGTGCCGACCAGCAGGGGCATCAGGATGTTCCAGGTGCTCTGGCTCATGCAGAAGGCCGCGTTGTCGTGGTACTCCATCGGGAGCGTGTTGATGATGCTCTGGATCGTGCCCAGCGTCCAGCTGGTGGTGTTCACGGCCGACGCCGTGTTGCCCCAGCTGACGTTGAAGGCGCCCTGCGGGGTGTTGTAGCCGCCGGTGCTGTTCGCTGCGGCGTTGCCCAGGATGACGTCGTCCTGGCCCTGAGCGTGCTGGCGCGCGTGGAGCTGGAGGATGTAGGTCTCGAGGTCGACGGCGGACTCGGCGAGCAGCTCTTCCGTGAGCTTGATTTCCGCCTTCGTCGACGCGCGCTGGAAGGTGACGGCCGCGAGCGTGGAGTCGGTCTGCGGGTACGCCACGGACTGCGCCCGGTAGAGCGCCTTGTTCATGGCCGTCTCGACCGTCATCTGCGTGCTCGACGCCGTCGTCTGCACGTTGAACATCTTGCGCGCGACGCTGGCCAGCGTCAGGTACTCCATGATGCGCGACTGCGAGCTGCGGGGCAGCACGCCGGTCACGTTGGCCATGTCGAGCGTGCGGTTCTCGCGCAGCGCGTGGCCGAGGAGGTAGTCGGTCGGCTTCTGGTAGCCGGCGACGGCGCTGCGGCGCTCGGCGGCGGCGACCTTGACGGGGGCGGGGGCGGCCAGCAGAGCAGCGCGCTGGTCGCTGAGCTCCTCGATCTGGGCGCGGATTTCGGCCTTGGCGTCGACTTCGACGGCATCGGCCTCGGCAGTAGCGAGCTCGGAGAGCTTCGCGTTCAGCTCACGGACGGTCATGGTGCGGGTTTCCTTGGGTGCTTCGGGCTCGGTGCGGGCTTCGGCCGAGGTGCCCGAGTAGGCCCCGACCTCGACGAGAGAGATTTCGCGGAGGTCGACGGCCTTTAGCGTGCGCTGCTGGCCGGACCAGGAGTCGCCGCCTTCCGGGACCCGGAAGCCGAACGACATTTCGTTCACGACGCCACGGCGCACCAGGTCGAGAACCCCCTGGTCGCGGGCGCTGTCGCCGAGCGTGGCCGTGTAGCGGAGGCCCTTGTCGTCGCTCTCGAGCTTCAGCGTGCCGGACTTCGTGTTCGCCAGGATCTGCGACGAGTCGTGCATGAACCACAGCGACGCGCCGGCGGCGATCGACTTGTTGAACGCGCCAGGAGCGATCTGCTCGCGGAACTCGCCGCGAGCCCCCATGAGCGGCTTGCTCCAGCTGTTGTAGAGAGCGGCGTAGCCGGTGAGGGTGTTGCCCTCGACGGCGTCAATCGTGGCTGCGCGGCGTTCAAGGTCCATTTTCGGCCCCCTGCTGCTGGTCCTGCATGGGCGTTACGCCCGAGAGGACAGGTGCGGGCGTGTCCATGCCGGCGATCGGCGGCAGGCCGATGCGGCGGCGGACGTCGTTCGGTGCCAGGACGCCGACCTGGACGAGCTGCGCGTAGGCCCGGCCGGCCTCGCGGTAGTCGCCCTGCGTCATCGGCGTCAGGTCGTGCGCGATGCGCTGGCCCATCGGGAGGAGCTTGCGGGTCAGCTCGGCGTCGATGGAGGCGCAGAACGGCGCGAGGCAATGGGTCGTGTAGGCCTGGGCGACCTCGCTCTGGCTGCGGCCCTCGCCCTGGTACAGGAGCTGCGTGGGCACGCCGAAGGCGCGGGCGACCTCTTCGACGCCCTGACGCTTGGCCTCGAGCAGCCGGCTGGCGGCGTCGGCGGCCATCTGGCTGACCTTCATCCCTTCGCCGAAGAACGCGGGAATGCCCGTGAACTCGGCCCCGACGTGCTGGTCGACCCAGGCGGACCGCATACCGGCGCGGGCGGTCGGGGTCAGGGGGCCCGGGTGTTCAATCGCCACCTTCCCCACCATGCCCGTCTTCGCCAGCTGCTCGGCGACCTGGTCGAGGATGGCTTGGGTGCCGAGGACGCGCGAGCAGAGCGCGATCGGAGACACGCCGAGCCACGGATTGATCGGGTCCGTCGAGGCCCGAACATGGAGGATGAACGATGCGTCGACCGGCTGCTGGTCGACCGTGTAGGACGGGCCGTTCGCGCCGATGCTCACGGAGACGCTGTTGCTGTCGATGGGGTCCAGGCCGATCGGCTCGCCGGTGCTCTGGTCGCGCCGGATGTAGGCGTAGCCGTTGCCGAAGGTGAGAGCCGAGCAGGCGAGCCACCGGCGCAGCTCAAGCCCGCTGAGGAAGCCGGTCGAGTCGCCCCGCAGCAGTTCCAGCACGGGCGAGCCATCGACGACCGACCCGTCTCGCCGTGTAACGACGAGGTCCAGGCGCGCCGAATCGCCCGAGATCAGCTGGACGGCGCGCACAATCGCCGGAACGCCGAGCAGGTCCACCGACAGGGTGTTGAGCCACGACGTATCCACGACCGCTGGGAGCGGGGTGGAGAACGCGCGGAAGAATCGGCCGAACCAGCGCACGCAAGCATGGTGCGCGTGCTGGATGCGCGAATCTATGGCACCTGATTACGCGCAGGATGCGGCGCGTCCACACAATCGCCTCGCGCCGGACGTTTCCGAATACATGGCGAAGACGCAGCGTCCGCAGGCTAGAAGCCGGGGTTGGTTTCGTAGATCGACCCGTTCATAATCTCGAGGTCGTGCAGCACCTTGCAGGCCATGATCTGCGCGGTTACTGCGTCGATGTTGCTGCCGCTCTTTGCCTTGCTCGGCATCCAGAGCGTGCCGTTCGTGTTCGGCATCAGTTTCGTCGACGCGAGGCACGCGCGCAGCACGGGGTCGGGCTTGTTCACGATGCGCTCGCTGCGGATCCAGTTGTCCCAGATGCTGAAGCCGCCGCCCATGAACATATAGTCCTGGCGGGCCTTGTGCCAGACCCACCCGTGGTCGCGCTCCATCTTCGCGGCCCAGGCGGTCGCCTTGCCGACCGGGTCGGCAATGAAGGCGAGGATCTTGAATGTGCGCGCGATGTCCACCAGGCGCGCCTCCACCAGGTCGAAGTCCAGCGTCGGCCCGCCGCACATGGTCAGATGACCGTCGGCCGCCCACCGGCTGAGCGGCTGGCGGGTCCGCCGTTCGTTCTCGCCGATGTCCGTGCCTGCCCACCAATGCCAGCCTCGAGTGTGCACGCGCTGGCCGTCCCAGACTGCGAGCGCGAGGCTGGTGAGGTCGCATTGGGAGCGATTGAAATGCCCCCCCTGCGCGAAGTCGATGGCGACGACAGCGGGCGCGCCGGCAAGGAGATCCCAGTTCTCCTCCACGCTGATCCGGTCTAGCAGCTCGAGCGGGACCGCGCCTGCGATGTCGTCCGTGAAGGTCGCTAGTTCTTGCGTGAATGCCTCCTCGCGTGCCTTCGGGTCGCCCGTGGCGATGGCGTCACGCACGGCCGTCATGGCAATCTCGACGCTCTTCCACTTTCCGAGCGACGGGTTCGCCTTGAGGACCGCGACTTCACTCTCTGGGTCGTCCGCCGCGTCCATGCCCCAGAGCAGCGCCCACCAGCCGTCCGGCATCGGGCTCCCCTGGTCGAGCGCCTGTTCGCACCGGTGCCAGTATGGCCAGAGCTCGCGTGACTTCTGATTGACGTCCGGCGTCGTAATCATCAGCATCTGGCCCGTGGCGGTCTTCGTGACGCTCGACATTCCGCGCAGAATCGCCGCCTCCATGCGGGCGGCCTCGTCGGCGACGACCAGGCGCGGGGTGATGCCGTCCATTGCCTTGTCCGTGCACGGCATCGCCGTGAGCGTCGACTTCTTGTGCCTCACGACAGCGATATTCGAAGACGCGCCGCCGCCGCTGAAACGCCAACGGTCCTCCCCGCCGTGCAGCTTCTCGAGGCGAGTGTGGATGATGTTCGCCTTCTCCTGCTTCGTGGCGACGGCGTAGAGCTCGGTGTCCTTGCCCTCAGACAGGAAGTACTCCATCAGGTGCGTCACCAGGGCCGTCTTGCCCGCCGAGCGAGCGACAACCCAGAGCGCGTAGCGCGTGGCCGGCGCGCCGTCAGGCCGCCGGCGGGCCAGCAGGACCGCCAGGGCGTGGATCTGCCACTCGAGGAGCTCGAGCCCCATGAGCTTGGCTCGGAGGCAGCAGCCGTCCAGCTCGGTCGCATCCCAGACGATCCCAGGCACCCCCTGCCGCTCCTCCAGGTAGCGCCGGCACGCCTCGGCGATGCGCCTGGGCGCGACGACCTCACCGGCGACGACGGCCGCCGCCCACGCGTCGCTGCGGGCGAGGTATGCGCTTTCGGTACCCCCTCCCCCCGCCGATGGGTGCGTTTCGGCGGACCCAACAGGCGGTGCCCTATCCCCCGTCACCCCCCCCCGGGGGTGCCCGGGGGGGTCCGATTTCGCGCGACGAGCGCCTCGAGGCGTTCGTGGCACGGTCGGCACACCGCTAAAAGGTTCCTGGGGTCCAGCTTCAGCCTTGCGTCGGCCACCACGGGCACAACGTGATGGACCTCCGTGCTCGGCGCGCTGCGACACTCCTGGCAGAGCGGGTTGTTCTCCCGGATGGTCCGGCTTAGCCGGCTCCAGGTGCCGCCATAGGACGGTCGCTTCCCATGCGGACTCGAGGCGCGCCGTTCGTGCGGCGGTTTCCAAAACTTCATCAGGTAGCCCTCCTTGTGACGCATGACGCTTTGTGACGCTATCTCCCATGTGAGCCTCCATGCGCGTGCGTGCGCGTGTGCGCGTACTTCAGCGAAAGCGTCACTAGTGTCATACGCGTCATACACGCACGCTTTCCAGTTACAAATCGGTCCATCCGTCGTCCTCGCTATGTGTCATCAAAGCGTCACCACGCGTCACGATCGTGATGCCCTTGAAGCCACGGGCGGTGGCCGTGCGCTCTGGCACGACCCCTCGACGGGCCAGGTCGCCGGCCAGCCGCCGCATGGACTTCGGGTGGATGCCGTTCTCGCCGCACCAGCGCGCCCAGGACGCATAGATGTCCTTGCTGGAGGCCCAGCCGGAGCCCACGACGCACGCGTCGGCCAGCCAGCCGCCCACGGTGTCCTGCTCGTCCAGGTAGGCCTGCGTGGCCTTCAGGACCTTCTCGGGCGGCTGGAGCCCCACCCGGGCGTACTCCGCGAAGCCTTCCATCGCCCAGCGCAGGATGCCGCCGGCCTCGCCCTGTAGGGCAGCCGCGAGGCCCCTGTCTGGCTTGGCCGGCTTGTTCACGAACGGCACCATGTACAGCCGGCGGCGCATCGCGTCGTCGACCGTGGCGATCTGGGGCGCGTGGTTGCCCACGACCAGCAGCTTAAAGCAGGGCTTGAACTCGAACCAATCTTGCCTCATGTGGCGGGCGACGACGACATCGCCGCCGGTCAGCTGCTTCAGCTTCGCGTCGTCCCAGCGCCGGCCCTCCTGCGTTTCGTTGGCGATCGCCAGGCGCGCTCCACGCAGCATGGCGATCTCGGCTGGGTGCCGGTCGTTCTTGGCCTCCATCAGGGCGTCCATCGGCAGCGTCCGTGCATACGCGCCCCAGGCGTGGCGCAGGCTGTCCACGAAAACGCTCTTTCCGTTGCCGCCCGGGCCGTGCACGAACAGGATGCAATGCTCCACGGTGAGGCCGCTCAGGGCGTAGCCAGCCCAGCGCTTCAGGAACGCGACGACCTCGGTATCGCCGCCGCACGCCTCGAGCAGGAACGCCTCCCAGCGTTCGGACGGGCCACCAGGGCCAGCCCCGACCATCTTGGTCACCTTGACGTCCAGCCACGGCTCCAGGGCGCACCCCTCGATGAGCTCGAAGCAGCCGGTCGGTGCCCCGAACGCGTACAGGTGCGAATCCCATTCCGAGGAGCGCACGACGAGCCTGCTGTCGCTCTGGGCGACCCACCTGAAGTAACGGGCCCAGGCACCGGTGTCCTGCGGGTTCGCCTGATTGGCGGCCTTCAGAATGTGCGCCTCGACCATGTTCAGCCCATCGCGCTCCCAGACGCCCGAGATCGGCGACCGAATGAACCATGCCTGCTGGTCGACGTCCCACCGGTACGGGGCGTGAACAGCGTCTAGGACGAATCCCTGCGCCGCGTCGTAGGCGAGCGGCTTGTCTTCCTTCTTCACCATGCCGCCCTCCTAGCGTCGCTTGCCTTCGGTGTTGTTCAGGGTCGCCAGCATCGCCTCCGTGAGATTCCGGGCGCGCCTGAGCGCCTCCGGGTCACGGTCGGAGGAAGCAAGTGCTTCCTCGAGCCTTGCTAGGAGCAGCTGCATGGTCGCCTTCGCCAGCTCTTCCGTGCGGGTCAGGTGATCGACTTCTCGCTGGAGAGCGGCCGCCAGGGCGCGGTAGTACGTCTCGTCGCGGATGGTCACGCACGACCTCCCACGCGCTGGGGGCGGCCAGGGACGATCGGACCCGTCCGGAGCGCCGTGAACACGGCGGCGGGGTCGAATCGGATCAGGCGCGGCGTCAGGCGCACGCTGGGTATGCGCCCAGCCCGCGCCAGGTACAGCACGGTGCAGACGTTCACCTCCATCAGCCGGGCCATCTGCTTCGCGGTAAAGAGGCGGTCACTCATCGCGCACCTCCCCCGCCGGCCGGCAGGCTTCGTGGTCGGGTTCCATCAGGGCCACCATCACCCAGGCGGCGGCGATGCCGATGCCGATGCAGATGAGCTCAACCATTCCGCACCTCCATCAGGGCAGCCTCGACGGTGCCGTAGTGCTGTCGTGCGGCAGCGCGCACCAGCTGGCGAACGACGTGAACTTTGCTTGAGCCGTCGTAGCGCGCGAGCGCATCGAGCAGCTGCGCGGTGATGCGATCCACGCCCACCATGACGCGCTTGTCCGTTCGGACTCTCGACTTTGGTTCAGGCATCGCTCGCCACCTTCGCCTTGCGGCCGCGCTTGGCGCAGCGGGTGTCGAAGCGACCAGCGCCGCGCGCCTGGAGCGCCTCGCTCAGCAGGATTGCGATGATGTTGGAGACGCTGCGCTGCTCTTCTTCCGCGAGCTGGCGCAGCGCCGCGCCCATCGGCTTGCGGATCCGGGACGCGATGGACTCGTAGTCCGGGACCGAACACTCTCCATGACTTGACATTTAGACGCACTCCGTGTTATGGGAGCCATCTAGGTCCGAGTAACACGCAATAACGCCTCAGTTATTGTGTGTTATGTAAAACTGGGGTCGGGACGTCCCGACGCCAGCTCGTACCCATCAGGCCCCGCGCGTGCGCATCTTATCGACAATTGACCGTATGTCGCGCAACTTTCCCTGCTTTTTCAATTCCTCTCGTACAGCGGTTATGCGCCGCTCTGCTTGGCGCTTATTGGAACCAGCCTTTACGCGCCAATCCCATTCCTCGCTGTAGGGGTTTCTGCGAATGTGCCACACCTCCGGCGGGTCGGTGTCGCGCCTGCAAATCCACCACGACGTGCGCATCTGGTCCATGCGACGGAGGGCGTCCCGGACGCTCTTGTTGACAGCCATCAGCCGACACTACGCGGCAGTTTTTGAGGTAACCGCGCTCGGTCGTCAGGATGCCACAATCCAGGGAATCATCCCTGCGGATCGTTTCGCCAGAAACGGCTTATCGCTCTGCTGACGAGATGAAGCATCTGCTTCACCCACCCAGGAGTCAGGCGGTTCATCGCCTGCTTCCGGCGCAGGCACCCACCGCAGGGCGTGACACCCGCCGCCGTGGTCGCGCCGGCGACGACGTCGCCCAGGCCGGGCAGCTGCCTGCACGTCACCGGCTCTGGTTCTCCGTTCACGATTGCGAAACAGCGTTCGCGCTGTTCGCCCTGGTGGGAGTAGCGAATGCGCCTCAGCACAGGCGCATGACGTTGATCGTCGACGGTGGCGTCCACGGGAATCCGACTCCTTGGTAGTTCACGCTACTAGCGTAGTTTGCCGCGCAATAGTCGATCGGGAACTGCACCGGCGCGCAGTTCGTCGTCGTGCAGATCCGAATGTCGTTTCCTGGGTAAATCCATCCTGCGATCGGAGCCACGACGCGCACCAGCCGATACACGCCGACAGCGTAATACTCGCCCACCAGCATCCGTCGCTGATAGGTCCCGGTCCATACTTGGTTCACGGTGATCGTGTACGGCGTCCATTCACACTCGCCGTTTGCCCCTGGATTCAAGCTCCATGCGGTGATGTCGTGACTGAAGCGGAACTCGACGATGACCTCGCAAAACAAACCCTGCTGCGTTGATCCAGGACAGCCCGCGAATGGACGACAGCGCAAGACGTCTAGGATTGTGACGCAGTCGTTTTGGTCGTCAAGCGTGATGTTTGCGCCGCTGTAATCGTTTACCCACTCGATGACGTGGGACCCGTTGCTCGTCGGAGTTACGGCCTTGCCAGCGTCGAACTTCGCGCACGCCTCGGCAAGCAGCTGGCTTGTCCAACACTCGCCCTCGGCATACGGATCGGCAAAGTCGACCATTCCTTGGTGCAGAGCGGTCAGCCCACACGAGCCCTTGAAGCAGTCAAGGCATCCGCCGTCGCTTACGTCGAGGACCTGCCCCGTGCCGTATTGAACCCCCTGCATCCCGTAGACATAGCACCAGACGCGCCACTTTGGAGCAGCGCATCCAGCCAACGGGCTCGGCAGCGTTCCTGGGCATTCCGTTGCCCAGTTCTCTTCCGCCGTGCAGCAGCACAGTCCGGTAATCACTTGCTCTTCCGGCAGTACAGGAACCCAGCCACGACGCCGATGGCGCCGAGCATGAGGCCGAAGAACAGGGAGCCGAGGAACGATTCAACGCTTGCGAGAATGAGCATGGGAGACCCTCCGGAACTTGTTGCGAGAGAACGTGTAGCCGAACGTGCAGCCAGCCGCGAACATGAGCGCGAGCAATGCTGCCATCCAGACCGTGAGCTGCCAGGCTTCGAGGTTCATGTCTTCGTCCTGATGAGGTACACGATGGCAATGATGGCGGCAGCGCCTGCGATGATGCTGCCGTATTTCAGCGCCGATACGAACGCTGGCTCGTCGTCGGAGACGTATCCGACCTGTTCATGGACCCGCGCCGCAGCCTGCTCGATCCGGTCGAGGCTGCCCATAGCGGCCTCGATGTGACCACGCGCCGCGCCGACCTCGGCACGCGCATCGTTTGCGCTGGCGGCGATCTGGGCGGTGTGCGAGGCGCAGCC